GGTCGCTAGGGTCCGCGGAGGGTTCAGAGTTCCCAGAGGGAGAGGAGTTCGCATGACTAAAGGTGGAGCGCGTAACCGTTCTGGGCCTCAGGCTGATCCTCGTTCTGGGCGTTCTGATTCTCGCGGCTTGAAGTTCGCCGCGCTGCCTTCCGAGGGCTTCGACGGCGACGTCCCAGAGTTCGACCTACCTGACGCGACATCACGCGAGCTCGAAGTGTGGGCTGATCTGTGGGCTACTCCGCAGGCTGCGGCTTGGGCTGCTGAGCCGTGGCGGATTCGTACGGTGGCGCTGTATTGCCGGTGGTCTGTTCGTTCAGAAGGTGATGTGCCGGCCGCTTTCCTGGGGCAGGTGCACAGGCTGGGCGATCAGATCGGCTTGACTCCTGCCGGGCTCCGCGAAAACGGGTGGGCTATCGCGGCTGATGAGGTCACAGAGAAGCGCACGGAGAAGACCGAGGCTCCTGCGGGTAAGGCTGGACCGGCTCGCCGGCTGAGGGCTGTAAATGGCGGCGGCTGATGGTTTTCTCGTTGATTTCCCGACGCTTGGCGATTTGTTGGACGCGTGGATCGCTCATCATTGCCGAGTTCCTGATGGGTTTTCCCGGGGTGCTGAGTTTCGGCAGTCTGATTGGCAGTTTTGGTGCACGGCGAATCATTACCGGATCCGGCCTGAAGCTTACTGGAATGAAGATCAGCCGCTCCTGAACCAGGCGTTCGTTTATCGGCGTTCGCAGATTGTGGCGCCTCAGAAGACTGGCAAGGGCCCTTGGGCTGCTGCTGTGACGACTGGCGAGGCTGTTGGCCCGTCTGTTTTCAATGGGTGGGCTGAGGCTGGCGAGCTGTACGAGTGCGCTAACAATGGTTGCTCGTGTGGCTGGACTTACGAGTACCTGGAGGGTGAGCCGAAGGGTATTCGCCACCCGTCGCCGCTGATTCAGCTTACGGCGACGTCTGAGGATCAGGTCGATAACATTCTTCGCCCGTTGAAGGCGATGATTCGCCTCGGGCCGCTGTCGGATTTGCTGCTGATCCGCGAGGACTTCATTCGCATTGTTGGCGAGTCCGGCGATGAGGACATGGACCGTATTGACGCTGTGACGTCTAATGCTCAGTCGAAGCTTGGCAATCCGATTTCGTTTGCTTTTCAGGATGAGTCTGGCCTGTATACGAAGACAAACAAGATGATCAAGGTTGCTGAGACCCAGCGCCGCGGTGCCGCTGGTATGGGTGGTCGCACGATTGAGACGACGAATGCTTGGGATCCTGCGGAGAATTCGACGGCGCAAAGGACGTTTGAGTCGCTATCTAAGGACGTGTTCAAGTTCTTCCGTCAGCCGCCGTCTGAGTTGTCCTACGGGAACAAGCGTGACCGCGCCAGGATTCACCGTTTCGTTTATGAGGGTTCGCCTTGGGTCAATTTGGATTCGATTGAGGGCGAGGCTTCGGAGCTTATGGAGACTGACCGGGCGCAGGCTGAACGGTTCTTCGGTAATCGGCTCGTTTCGGGCTCTGGCGCATGGCTGAAGGATGGTTTGTGGGATGCAGCTTACGCAAAGGCTATGGCTGCCGAATCCTGATGACGGGGCTGCGATCTGTCTTGGCTTTGACGGTTCGGAGAATGACGATTACACGGCGATTCAGGCTGAGACGATTGACGGTTTCACGTTCACGCCGCGTTATGGACCGGACCGCCGCCCGACAATCTGGAACCCTAACGACCCGGAATGGAACGGTCAGATTCCCCGTGGTGAGGTTCACGCGGCGGTTGATGAGCTGTTCGAGCGGTACAGGGTTGCGCGGTTCTATTGTGACCCGCAGGACTGGTATTCGGAGATTGGCGATTGGTCGTTGAAGTACGGCGATAACCACGTCTTTGAGTGGGCGACTAACCGGGTCAAAGCGATGTACGCGGAGATTAAGCGGTTTGAGATTGACCTCGCCACGAAGCGTATCTCACATGATGGCTGCCCGATCGCTGGGCTGCATCTTGCGAATGCGCGTAAGGCCGCTAAGCCTGGGCAGCAGTACGTGCTTATCAAGCCGACGAATCATCAGAAGATCGACGCCGCGATGGCCCGTATCTTGGCGCACACTGCCGCATCTGACGCCCGCGAAGAGGGTTGGACGGATGCTTACCAGTCGAATGCGCGTATATCAAATGCCGTTTATGGCTTCAACTAAAGAATGAGGGTGGTGGCGTGGACGCCAAGCTTGCACGTACCTACCTGGAGTTGGGCCTGAACCGGCTTAGCGCTCAGGCTCCGCAGTGGCAGCGCCGGCAGGACTATTTCGAGGGCAAGCAGGATGATCCGTTCGCTCCCGAGGGTGTGAATACGGAGTACACGGCGCTTCAGAAGCAGTCCATCGCTAACTTCCTCGGCATCGCCATGAACGCCCCGATCCAGCGCATGCAGGTTGATGGTTTCCGCACGGGCCGCGAGGGCGAAGCGGATATGACGGCTTGGAACGAGATTTGGCAGCCGAACAAGCTGGACTCCCGGCAGAAGATCGTCTACCAGCAAATGTATATCCATGGGCGCGGCATTATGTCCGTGTCTCCGGTCAAGGCTACGCCTAAGACGCCGAGGATCCGGCCTGAGAATGGTAAGCGGGTTTGGATTGAGCCGAACCCGGATGACCCTTTCGAGGGTCTGTTCGCGGTCAAGCAGATCACCGGCACCGATGGCACGGTAAATGCCTACGTATACACGGACACTGAGTGGGTGCAGTTCACGCAGAGTAAGGCCGTGAAGGACTGGGGCTTGACGCTCGGCGGTACGCACAACCTTGGCGGCCTGCCGTTCGTCACTTACGACTTCAACTTGGATGCAGACGGTGTCCCGCATGCGCCGATCGACAAGCTTATGGCGCAGCAGGACGCGATCAACACGATCCGCTTCAATACCCTGCTAGCGATGCAGTTTTCAGCGTTCCGGCAGCGCGTGTTTACGGGCTTTGACCCTGTAGCGCGTGACGCTAAGGGTAATGTCATCACCCGCCTGAAGGCGGACGGCACGCCCATGCTGGATCTGAACGGCCAGCCCCTTCCGGTGCTGAATACGCCGGGCAGGATCGGCGTTGACCGCGCGCTCGTGTTCCCTGGCGAACTCACGAAGGTCTTTGACCTGCCGGAGTCGAACCTTGATAACTACATCAAGGTTTATGACACGTTCCTGAACACGTTCTTTGCTACCAGCCAGATTCCGCCGCAGTACGCGTTGACGAAGATGGCTAACACGTCTGGTGATGCGATGGCTGGGGCTGAGTCCACGTTCCAGTCGCTAATCACGGATTTGAAGATGGCTGCTGGGGAGTCGAATGAGTCTGTTATGCGTCTGGCGAATCGGGCGCGCGGCGAGTCGGCGCAGGATGTCGCTTCGGAGGTCATTTGGGCGAGTTCTGAGATTCAGTCGTTCGCTCAGATTGTTGATGGCGCGGTGAAGCTGATTACTTCGGGTATGTCCCGTGAGGATGCTTGGTCGATGTTGCCGGATGCGACTCCGACGAAGGTGAAGAAGTGGGTTGAGAACTCCAATTCGGACGTTGAACAGCAGGACGCGGGCATAAACGCTTTGGCGGCGAAGATCGGCGGTTAGCGTGGCCACTTTCCCGGAAGCTGCTGTCGCTTATGACCGTTCGATGCGTGAGTTGGAGATTGTAGCGTTGGGTATTGGCCGGCGCTTTTGGCGTGGGCTGAACCCGGCTGATCTGAGTGGTTCGTGGGTGCGGTCGTTGGCTGGTTTGCAGCCTGCGATTGAGGAAGTCCAGTTCCGGGCGGCGGAACTCGGTGCAGGTTACGGGGCTTCGACGCTTGCGGCGCAGGGCGCTTATTCGGCGCCGACGTCGTTTGTGAACCCTGCCGGGTTTGTGGGTTCAGCCCCGGACGGCAGGTCGCTGTCCGGGCTGCTTTATTCCCCAGTGACACAGGTCAAGTCGGCCATAGCCGCTGGCGTTCAGCCGGGGGTTGCGTTGAAGGCTGGGCGTGGCGTACTGGACCGGAATGTTCAGACGATGGTTGCGGATACGGGCCGCGCTGCGGCTTCGGTGGACATTGCGGCGCGGCAGCGTGTCGGGTATGTGCGGATGCTGAACCTTCCGTCCTGCCCTCGCTGTGTGATCCTGGCGGGCAAGTTCTTCCGATGGAACGCAGGCTTTCGCCGTCACCCGCGCTGCGATTGCCGGCACATCCCGTCCACGGAGAACATCGCCGGGGACGTCACGACAGACCCCTACGAATACTTCCACAGCCTTGACGCCGCGGCGCAAGAGAAGCAGTTCGGGAAACCAGCGGCGCAGGCCATCCGCGACGGCTCGGACATCTTCCAGGTGGTGAACGCTGACCGCGGCACTAAGCCGGGCGGGCTCATCACTACGGAGGGTACGAGCCGGCGCGGGAACTTTGGGCGCGGCAGGCCACCGAGGCTAACCCCTGAGGGCATCTATGCGCAGGGCCTCCCGCGGCAAGAGACGCTTCGTTTGTTGGAGCGCAACGGGTACATCCTCCCTGGCGGTCAGAACCCTGTCGGGGTGATCCGCGGGCAGGCTGAGGGCTTCGGCTCGCTCGGGCGTGGCGGAACCCGCGTGGGTGTCCGTAACGCCGTAGAAGAGGCGCGCAGGACCGGTGAGCGTAATCCCGCGGTTCGGGCGACTATGACGGCTGCTGAGCGGCGCGTGTTCGATGCTCAACGCAACTGGGACGCGGTAAGCGCGGGACGCAACCCGTTCGGGAAGTCCAAGTTGACGCCCGAGATAGCTGCTGCCGCTGAAAACGATTTCCGCAACATCATTGTCAACGGTGACGCTGCGGCGAAGATCACCGCCCGTAAATCTATGGGCGGGTAGAAACCAACCTGACAGCGCGAGGCTGCGGGTATTACCTCTGCGATGGAGGAGCACCAATGACTAAGAAATCACTCATCGGCCCGCACGGAATCGACCTTCGGGCGCCCGGCGGAATTGAGGCGCTATTCGCCTTCAACCGGTCCCTGTTCGGCGATGCCGTCATGGAAGCCGGAGACGGTGGAGGGAGTGGCGCTCCGGCTGGCGCAGACCCGGCAGGCGCGCCCGCAGGAGGCGCCGACCCGTCCGGCGCAGGTGAAGGCGAGGAACTTCTCGGCGATCCAGGCAAGAAGGCACTGAGCGCCGAGCGCGATGCTCGCAAAGCTGCCGAGAAGCTGGCATCTGACCGAGAAGCCCGCATCCGCGAGCTCGAAGACGCCGGCAAGTCTGCCGACGAGAAGGAACGCGAACGAGTCGCAAACCTTGAAAAGTCTGACCGCGACAAGGAATCCGCTATTGCCGAGCGCGACGCGAAGCTCCTGCGGTACGAGATCGCGGCAGATAAAGGCCTTGACCTGAAGGCGGCGCTGCGGTTGCAGGGCTCCACCAGGGAAGAGCTTGAGGCTGACGCTGACGAGTTCTCCAAGTCGTTCGGCTCTGGCCGTGTCGGTGAGGTTCCCGGCGCTGGCGCGCGCGGAACTACCGAAGTAAAGACCAGCCCCGGCCTCGGAACGCTGACCCATGCGTACGAGACCGCAGGCAACTAGATCCCCACGGGCGACAGCCTGCGGGCCATCCCAAAACGAAAGAGGTAGGCCAACATGGCTGTCACCCTTGCACAGGCGGCTACACTGTCGCAGAACACCCTCCAGCGCGGCGTGCTGGAAACCTTTGTCCAGTCCTCCCCGGTTCTGGACCGCCTGCCCCTCATGAACATTGAGGGCAACGCGTACGCCTACAACGAAGAGGGCGCCCTTCCCGGCGTCGCTTTCCGTTCGGTGAACGAGGCTTACGTCGAGTCCACCGGCACCGTGAACCAGAAGACTGAGTCTCTGGTCATCATGGGCGGCGACGCTGACGTGGACCGCTTCATTGTCCAGACCCGCGGGAACCTGAACGACCAGCGCGCTACCCAGACCGCGATGAAGGTCAAGGCTGCGTCCTACTTCTTCCAGGACAAGTTCTTCAACGGCGACGTGACCGTGGACACCAAGGGCTTCGACGGACTGAAGAAGCGCCTCACCGGCGCCCAGGTCATCCCCGTCAGCACGAACGGCGCCCCGGTCCTCGGCAACGGCGCATCGGACGCTCAGGCGTTCTTCGACGCCCTTGACGCCCTGATCGGCGCAGTTCCCGGCATCGACGGCACGAACGGTGCTATCTACGCCAACTCCGCGATCATCAGCAAGCTCCGTTCCGCTGGTCGCCGCCTCGGTGGCGTTGACCTCGTCAAGGAGGATCTGACCGGCAAGCGCATCGTGACTTGGAACGGCATCCCCGTCCTTGACCCGGGCAGCAACCTCGCCGGCGCTTCCATCCTCGGACAGACCGAAACTCAGGGCACCGCGGCGGGCACCACGTCCTCTGTCTACGCCGTGAAGTTCGGTCAGGGCGAAGGCGATCAGGCTGTGACCGGCCTGACCAACGGCGGCGTCATGGTTGATGACCTCGGAATGCTCCAGTCCCAGCCGGTGTACCGGACCCGCATCGAGTTCTACTGCGGCCTCGGCGTGTTCGGCGGCAAGGCAGCAGCACGCCTTACCGGCGTGCTGAACGCATAACCAGGAAGGAACAGCACTATGGCAGTCAGCAAGAAAACCGAAGAGGTTACGACCCTCGATTCGGACACCACGAAGCCGTCCGTTACCGCTCCCGGCGACGGTCCGGCGGATACCACGGACCCGACCGAACGGGCCAGCACGGTCACGCCTAACCCGGGCGCTGAGGCGCTGAAGGTTGGCACGGTCAACGCCGTGAAGCCGCTCCCGAAGGTTGAGGCTCCGGCCCCGAGCGGCGAGGCGCGTACCGAAGAGTACGACGTTGTAGCCCCTGACGGTGAGACTGTCCGCGTCGTGCGGAACATCGAAACCGGCGAGTCCAAGCGCAAGTAGTTCCGAAAGGTAGGAGGGCGTCATGCAGATCGCTGTAGCGCAAGCTGACATTGAGAAGGTGTGGCGCCCTCTCGCCACGGACGAGGCCGCGCTGATCCCGGGTTTGTCTAACCGGGCTTGGCTCCGCATCAAGGCGCGGTTCCCTGACATTGAGGTGACAACTTCGGTTGTTCCGCCGGCGGTTGATCCGCTTGTGTCGGTGGACATCGTCAAGGATGTCATGGCGTCGATGATTGTCCGGGTTTTGAAGAACCCGGGCAGTTTGCGGACCCGGTCGGAGTCGATTGATGACCACACGGATGCGGCGACGCTGGATGCTGCTATTTCGTCGGGTGAGATGTATCTGACTGCTGATGAGGCAGCGCTTTTGACGCCCGCGCCGATCGCGCCGATCTATGGCATGTATGTGATTGGGCTTGGCGGATGAGTGCGGTTGACGCGGTTATGCGTGGGCGCCAGGCTGCCGAGTCCCTGATGGTGGATGCGTGCACGATTGCGCGTCCGGGTGAGCCAGTAACAGACCCGGACACGGGCAACGTCACTGACAGCACGACACCGGTTTACAGCGGCATTTGCAAGGTGCAGTCGAAGGATTCTTCGGTTGCGACTCCGGATGTGGCTGGTGCGTCGTTTGTTGTGGTGTCGCGGCAGGTGCATATTCCGGCGGGCGTGGCGGACGTCAAGAATGGCGACGTCATTACCGTCACGGCGTCTCTCCTGAATCCGTTTGGGGTTGGGAAGCGGTACCGGGTTGAGGGGTTCACTCCTGATTCGTACGAGACTGCGGCGCGTATCCCCGTGAAGGAAATCCTGTGAGCGACGGCGCGGCTGAGCTGCGGCAGTTCGCTACGAACCTGGGCAAGGTCGCCGGGTCTGCTGTGAAGGATGTTGATGGTGTCCTGAAGAAGGGTGCGCAGAACATCAAGAACGAGATGCAGGCTGACGCTTCGGCGTCCAAGCACTTCAAGGGCATGGCGGGGTCGGTCACTTATGACTCGCACTATTTGCCTGGTCGGGCGCGGTACGTGATCGGTCCTGACAAGGGCCGGCGCGGTGGCGCTCTTGGCAATATCTACTATTTCGGTACTAGCCGTGGTGGTGGGTCTGGTGACATTGATAAGCCGTTGCGTTCTGAGGAGCCGCGGACTGTGTCAGCCCTTGAGGCGTTGGCGGCTAGATGGGCGGGTCAGTTATGACTGGGGATGCTTTGGCTGCCGGGTTTGAGGCGCTGATTACTGGCGTGACTGTGTATCGGGACAAGGTTCCGTCTACGCCCAGCTTCCCGTACGTGTTTGTGGTGACTAACTTCCCGACTGTTGCTGAGCGGTCTGCGGCTAGGTCTGTGTTGGCGCGTGTGTTGAAGTCCCGGACTATCGTCGTGGGGCTGACCGGGGCGTCTGTGCGGATTGTTGCGCAGAAGCTCACGGACGCGTTGGAGGGTAAGCGCCCTGACGTTCCTGGCTGGGTCCTTGGCTCGATTGGGTCTGTTGGGAATGACCAGCCGTTGCAGCCTGACACGGACGTGACTATCAACGGTCAGAATCCGCTCTATCAGCCGTTCGACTGGATCCTGACAGGTTCCCGAACCTAAAACCTAAGCGCCTCACCGGGGCGCTTTTTTCATGCCTAGGAGGCGCCTTGTTCATCAGGGTCAAAGACAAGACTTCCGGTCACGAGTTCGACGTGCCCGAAACAGACTGGCGGGTTGCTGAGGGCATCTTCACACCCGTCAAGAGTGACCGCTACCCCGCTGTAGACCGGCCTCGACCCCCGAAGCACAACATACAGCCCATTCGGGCGCCCAAGAAAGAGGAAAGCTAAATGGCTGTTGACATTCCTAGCACACCGGCTGACGGCAACGTTCTCGTCAAGCTCGTGTCCGCTATCGCTGACACTGACGCGCCGAAGCTCACTGAGCTGAACG